ATATGCTTATATTATAATAGACATGGGAAAATTTGTCAAGAAATTTTTTTGTTGAGGTATAAAAAAATCCCCAGAAAATATATAACTTCCTGAGGATTCTTTTAAAGTGAGTGACTACCTGCCTACTTTCACTCGATGAACATATCACAGATGGCTATGTAATGTTCCCCTGGCATAGTACCGTGGTTAGGTTCGGAATTAGCACTATGCTGTTACTCAAGTCCATAACAATTGGTAGTAATTTTCGTACTTGAGTCAATAGGTTTTTTCTTTCTCAGAAAATGAAAACCTGTAACAAACTGCGTACCGTATTTTCGGATAGTACGATCAACGTCCAGAACTACGCTTCTGGAAGCGGATGTGACCTAGCCCATCACATCAATGGGGGTAGGGCTGCGGATGGGCCTAGTACTTTCGCCGCTATCTTTACTGCCTTATCGAGTCTCATTGAACTGCACCTCAGAAGGGTACAGTCTCGTCCCTGGCTTCCCTATAACTGTGTCAAACTATGCGTATATTATACTGGATCAACCTCTGTATGTCAAGAATTATTTTTGCATAGCTAGGTAAAAAATGTTGGGCAGGCGAGCACGGGGTTGCACCGCGATTTCTGGTTGTGGAGACCAGCGTGTTACTCATAGTTACACTACTCACCTAGAAATGTTCTATCGACCCTGCCCACGATATTTTTTGAAAGAACGCCTTTTATGCTTGTTCATAGAGGAAGTCTTAACCATATGAGGATTTCCACTAGAAGAAGTTTTCTTTGGCGGTCCTGGTGTAAATGTTACTTTCTCTTTGATCTTTCTAGCCATTACTGGTTATTCTCCAAACATTCGTTAAGTTCTTCTTTATAAATTTCTCTGTCACCATCAGAAATTACACTGGCAATTTGCTTGCACTGTTGCTTAATCTGATGGTTATTATCGCCGCTAATAACTAGAAAAGCTACTAACGACATCCAAAGTACTGCTGCCATAATTTTCTCCAAAAGTGGCGCGGGTCCCTTTCTGTTGCCAGGCGTCCCGCTTCTCCCCGTCTCTTGCTACTGTTTAGGCAGCAAGTGCAGTTTCGTAAATGTCATCATTGGCATTTATATTTAGGTTTTCACTGTAACGTAGTGACTACGATTCTCCACTCACTTCACATTGCCTGTCGAATCCTTGTCTCCCCCATCAAAAACACACTATAATGCGCTTTTGGTGGAGGAGGGGGGAATCGAACCCCCGTCCACACAACATTCCATCAGCTTCTACGAATTAGCTTGAGATTACGTCTTGACCGTGAGCTACTGCGAGCAATAACTTCTGAAGGTCGAGCTTTGTAGCTTTTGCGAGGGAAGGCACTTCAATGCCAACTTGTCGCTCAATCTCTGCTACGATGGTTTCTTTTTTGACAACAGGAGCACCAGTTTTGGTCATGCGTGCCTGTGCCTTGTAGATACCCATGTTAGAGAGTTTAGCAATTACACTGCGTACAGGCTTTTCAAACTCTTCTGCAAGGGCTTCTGCAGTTGCTCGCGTAGGATTAGCAGAGTATACTTCTTCCATTCGTGCAACCATTTCGTCGGTGTAGTTCTTCTCAACTACTGCTTGGGCTTTTGCCATGTTCTTTTTTCTCCCGAAAATTAATTTAGTTATCCAATTCATGTGTACTATTATATCTGTCTAAGCAATTGATGTCAAGAACTTTTTACTGATTATGTCTTGGATCTTGCTGTTGTTTCTTCTGCTCTTCAGATACGATAGGAGACGGGTTTTGCTGCTGTTGCTGCATTTTTACTACTCCCATAGTAGAGGTAGTGTTGCTGAAAAGCCAGCTCATACCCTCGGGCTTCTATTTCCCAAGGCGAGAACCAGTATTCACCGATCCACTTTTTGCCTTGATAAATAGATTCCTTTGCTGTTAGTTCTAGCCCATCCAGTTCGTATTGTTTGATGTGAACCATTTCGTGAGCCGTGATGCGTATTATATCATTAAGAGGTGCACCTGTCAAGAACTTTTTATCGTATTCTATCGTATAAAATCCTGGACACTCCTGTCCTACCTCTGCTTGGTGATCTTCCGCGAGTTTGCCTATAGCAATCTCCACATCGACATCCAAGTTGAAGTAGCCTGCGACAAGCTGCACAACCTCTTGAATAATTTTTTGCTTCTTCTTTAATTTCATGTGATACATTATACTGGCTCCGGCATTTCATGTCAAGAAGTTTTTTCGTTCAAGCCAACGCAAGGGAATTTCGGGGGGCCGCGCACGGGGTTTGCAAGTCAAGTTTTATTTTCTACAATTTACCAAAATTTTCTCGAATTGTCAACCCCGTCGCGGGGTCTTCTGTAATTTGCCAAATTTTTCCACAGACAGCGCAAATTTCTCTTGACCCCGTGCGGGGTTTCATGGTATACTACACCTCGTAGGATTCCCACTTGCGGCGGCGCAGACAGACTTGCGCGCTGCAAATTAATTTGACCAAACCCCGCAAAAACACTTGACATTCTTAGCTTTTGCACTTACAATGGCGCAGGGCGGGTGCTTTCGGTTTTCGACTTTGCACTTTGGCGCAAAGACTTGCGCATTTTTAATTTATTTTGCGCACACCCGCAAAAAAGACTTGACTTTTTTAGCTTTTGCACTTATATTGGCGCAGGAAGCACCTTCGGAATTTCACTTAGCTACTGCACTGGCGCCCGCGCGCCGAAATTGCAATAAAATCAAGGGGTTAGCGCGTTTTCTTCGAGTAGTGTTTCACGTGAAACCAAGGGCAAAAAAATCCCCGCGCGAGGCGGGGAGGAAGTTGGCATGAAATGTGCTTAAGAATCCAGCACATCGCAAAGGCGGGTAGCCAGATCAACGATCCCCGATTTTTTGTCGTTGTAGTCGATAACGTGCCAATCGGAATCAATCACGCGCTCTTTTAATAGCGTCATGCGGTCATAATACGAGAGCGCGTTTTCGTCATTCTCGGAAAATTTCCAATAGGTCAGCGGCGATTTTTTGCGGCGTTCGATTCGTGCGCGTTGCTCGTCTTCTGTAATGGATAGCCAGAATTTAATAAAGCGCAAGCCTTGAGCATTCTCCCATGCTTTATGGTCTCGCAGAAAATTGTGATATTGCTTTTCAGAGCACCAGCCATTTAAGCGTTGAACCATTGCCCGAGAATACCAGCTCCGATCGTAAAAAACGATCTGGTTAGCGGCTGGCATTCGCTTACCCCAATAGCCTAACCAATTTTTCATGGTTGATTTGCTAGGCTTTCGGCTCAAGTGTACCGAGTAGAGCGCCGGATTGAGATAGTGCGTCAGTTCGCGGATGGTTGACGATTTGCCCGCAGTATCTCGGCCCTCGAGAATGACGGCAATGCCGCCATGCCCGCGAGAGTCTAAGATTGCGTTGAGTCTTGCTTGTTGTTGCTTGAGCATTTTCTAGCCTCCAAAGATTAAGTAAATGATGCCAGCGATGACGATTAGGTCAGCGCAAATTGAGTAGGCTAAGTATGCCTTAAAAAGTATCGCAGTGAGTTTTTTTGTTGTCATGGTTGAACCATCCATTTTGCAGTTTTGGAGCGAGCCGCACCAGCGGCCAGCAATTTTTCTCTCGTTGTCGGATCATGGATTATAGCATGAAGAATAACGGCTTCATAGTCCCGCGCATCTTCAAGCGCCGTATGTGGCTCCTCTGGTAGCGTCGAATCTAAAAACCGCGCGACGTGATCAGCCTTTGAGGATATCTTGCCGCCCTTAGTGAGCCAATCATTCTCATAGCAAGCCGCTTCATATTCTGGCGTCGACACAATTACCTCCTTTGCTGCCATCATTAGATCAAAGCGCTTATCAAAAATTGATAGATCAATATCAGTATTGCGGCATTTGCCCCAATCAAAACCGATATTGTAAGCAGTCAAAACGGGCGCATAGGTTGCATTTATTTCCGCAAGCCATCGATTGATATAGGCAGGCGAAGCAATAGCGCGTTGACCGTTCGCCAGCATCCCTTGATATTTTTTCATCGTGTGCTTGGGGTTGCCAAGTGCCCGATGAAAATCAGCATTTCCAAAAACGCCCTCCACCAAAACGCCAAGCGAGGCGACAATTCTGCCCTGGCGATCAACAACGATTGCCCCAAAATCGGCAACCTGGTTGTCCCCCGTTGTCTCAACGTCAACGATCAAATAATAATGCCGAGATAGTCTGATTTTCAAAGGTTTCATTGTGCGGCCTCCTTAGCCATTTCATTATATTGTACCGGATCAATCACCCGAACGCCAGCGCTGCGAAGCGTTGTTTTTACGTCTGAATCATCATCCCAAAGCACGACCGAATCCCGAAGGTCAGACCATGCCATGCGGCGATCAACGGCAAGCTCATGTAATCGAGCGAGTTTGTATTCGCCAGCGGGTCGATCGTCGCTGATATGACGCGACATAATCACCGGAGCCTCCAAGCCATGATGCGCCAGCCAAACGCGATCAGCCGTTCCCAAAACGCGCGAAGTAAGAATCACGCAGTCTAGGCCATCCGTGATCGCTTGCTTGAGTTGTTCGGCAAGCGGTAGCGGCGAATCTTTCTGGATATTGGCAGGCGTGTTATTCCTGCGCCAGTCAGCTAGTGAACCATCGCCGAGTCGGTGGCTAGAGTCGACGGTCGTACCGTCGAGATCAAAGATAAAAGTGTGAAGCATAACCAAAAATTCCTATTAAGTTGAGTATGATTAGATTATAGCATTTTTTGTCGAAGGCTTGCAAGCATAGCAGAGCCAGCCCAAGGATTGCCATAACCTTTCCCGTCACCGAGTCGATGAGGAAGGGAGCCGCTCCCATGAGAGCGGTTCCGATCCAAGCTGAGAGATTGACCAACATTAGCCCAAATGCTCCAGCACCGATTCAAGCTCGGATTTGGTGAGGTCGCCCTCACGATCCGGCAAGGTCAAAGCCTTGCGAATGCCGTCCAAGATGTCGGCCTTTGTAGGGCCAACGCGCTTGGATGCAACGCGCTTGGGTTGAGATTCGTAATCAAGGCCAAGGCTTTTGGCCTTGGAAATGATTGAGCGATGGCTCAAGCCCCAATCGGAAGCGAAAGCCTTAGCTTTCTCAAGGTTAAGGGGAGTCGCGTTGCGAAGCTCGGCAACCATTTTTTCAGTGTAGTTAGACATAAGCATTTTTCCTTTTAGTCTTTGAGTGAATGTGAGGTTATTAAACCATAGATTTAGCGAAAAGTCCAGCGAAATTTTGGAATATATTCTATTCCAGTATTTCATCAATGAGGCTTGCTGAGTAAGCGCAAGCGATACCGCAAACGATGGGAAAGAGTGCCCAAAGAGGCGCGCCAAAGAAAGCACAAAGTATGCCAGTTATGAGAGCAAACACCGCCCAAGCTTCGAGCACAAATTTGAGAATAAAAGCCATGACCTGACCCCTTATTGATTGATCATTAAACGATGGAAGCGGCCGCCCTCTTCCCATAGGATAGAGTCGCCGTTGATTAGGTTGACGCCGTGAGCGTCCCAAAGCTTCCGCATTGCGTTGCGGACGTTGTGAGCTTCAACAACAAAGCGGCTTGCTTTGCTGGCGTGAGCGTTAACCTTTTGGAAGTGGTTGATTGTGTAGCTAGTCATTTCTTTATTTCCTTAATTGATAGGTAGAGCTTACCACAGGTCGGCGGCGGATGTGAAGCCCCTTGCAAATATTTTTTTAGATTAGTTTGTTATATAGAGGGGGCGGTTAATAGACAAAAGTTATAAGCGGCCGCGCGCGCTCCCCCTCACGTACTACTTTAAGTTTTTCTCATTTTACCAAAACAACGCGAAATTGTCAAGTATTAAATTTAACAAAGTTTAAAAAAATCTTTATCAAATCTTTAAAAATTTTTGATATACTATGTAAGTTATGGGAGCAGTCGCATTGTTTTTACTACTAGTACCAGGAGGTCTTTTATATTCTGATCACATTGATCGGAAGATAGCCGCGTGCATTTCAAGAGGGGAAAGTTGGTGCGAATATCGAATGAAGCCTTTGAATAGTTGGAAAAAGAAGCGATACTACGAGAGCATACAGGGAGAGATTGATTCAATCCTTGAATGCGAAGTATGGAGAAAGTATAACCCAGAATATGCTGAAACAAGTGTTTGTGAAGCTGAGAAAAAAAGTTCTTGACATTCTTTCTAAACTGCCCTATAATATGTCCGAAATCATACAAGATTTCACGGAAAATTGGATTAAAGGAGATCCTTACCTAAAATGAAAATGAAAAAAGTAATACTTGAACTCGTTGCACCCTTTGCCCTTATTATCGCTTTACTCGCAACCCCTTTCGCTGCTCTCGCCTCAGGTCTTGTAGATCCTACAGATTATGTTGCAAAAGCTAACGAAGAAGGAAAGTATTGCGCACGAGTCGAAGTCCAGACCGTCACTGGAACTCGTCTCAAGCGCAAGTGCCGAACCATTGAAGAGTGGGAAGCAAAAGGGTATACTGTTTCTTCAAAAAAGAACCAAGAGGAAAATGCCAGCTAAAATATCATAGCTGCCCCTACATCCTCGACATCGAAAGAGAGCTATTTGCCTAGCGAGTAGCTCTTTTTTTATGCACCTTCCAAAAATATTTCTTGACTTTTGATCCTTGTCCAAGTATAATTTCGATTATGGCTAAAGAAGTAACGACAATTTCTCCAGAGGGACTCGAAATAGCGAATTCGTACCTTCAATTTGGGAACATTCGAGGAGTAGTCGACTATTTAAACGTTCCAGAAAATAAAGTGGTCGAAGTCCTGAATAAACGTGAGGTCAAGCGATACATTGACACAGTTTATTTGGACATGGGCTATCGTAATAAAAACAACATAGCTAGTGTATTGGATGAAATGATTGCATCCAAACTAGAAGAAGCACAGGAAACAGGAGTTTACTCTAGCAAAGACTTAGCTGACCTATTACAAATGGCCCACAAAATGCGAATGGACGAGATCAAGGCGCAAGCAGAACTTGAAAAAGCTCAGGCCGGTAATATAAAGAGTCAAACAAACGTTCAAATTAATGAAGGTGTACCTTTCGGCCAGGGCAATTATGGAAAGCTCATGGAAAAATTACTTGCGACCAATGGATGATAAACTAAGAGAAATCGAAACTGAGTTTGCTCGACATGAAGTACAGTGCGAAGAGAGGTGGAAAACCACTTTTAATCGACTCGACGATATCGAGACAAAACTTGATCAAGCAATGTCCAGACAAATGTCAATGGGCGGGGCGATTATTTTATTTTTAGCAGGACTAGTAGTAACAATTTTAACAACTATGGGGTAAATATGAAAAATAGCGCAGATAAGTTTGTGTATACTTTTATACAAACTCTTAACTGCTGGGTAATAGGATTAGTTCTACTCTTTTTTGCAGGACTAGCTTTTGGAGAAGAAACTACTGCAACTGAGCCGATTATAACAGAGTCAACGGTAACTACTACAACAGATACACGGTTGAAGTCACCGCCAGCCTCTGCAATTAGTCCAACAATTAATACAAGCAATAGCGACTTGTGCACATTCGGTGTAGCGGGTGCGATACAGACTCAGATACTTGGTGTATCAACAGGAACACAGGTTACAGACGATAACTGTGAAATGTTGAAAAACGCAAAAACGCTATATGATATGGGAATGAAAGTAGCAGCCGTATCAGTAATGTGTCAAGACCAGCGCGTATTTGATGCAATGATGAATGCAGGAACTCCATGTCCAAAAGATGGATTGATCGGAGAGGAAGCAAGAGCAGCTTGGGAAGTAGAGACAGAAGCGGAACCAGAAGTTGTGGAGGCAGAGAAGAAGGAGTTCACAGCGAATGAAAAGACTCTCATGGGCAGCGGGGTTGTTGCTATTGTGGCAGGCCTCTTATTCTTACTCTGAAGAAGTATACGGCTCTACAAATAATGCCGCACAGCTAGGCTTAAACTGGGTAATGTCAAATATATTACCCGATCAAGCTGGACTAGAAATAAACGGTCTCGTGTATCAGTACACAGCGGTTAAAGACCCAGAAACAGATATGATTGTTTACGTGCAAAATGAGTATGCAGATGGAAACGGTTATATCTTTAGAAACGCGGATGATTGGTCAGGCTTGCCAGGGAATACAATAAATAAAGCTTTTGTACTTCCAAACCTTTCCGCAGACTTATGGGGCCCTGGCTCTATTGAAGTGAATGGTGAAGGATCAGTAGTAGATCCTTCTGTAATTTACACTTATAAGTATGACACTTGTTTCGACCCACAGTCAGATCCAAGTTGTCCAGGCTACGAAGAGCCGATTGTTGTACCAGAGATTCCAATTTATGATCCCCTACAAGACGAACTTGTACTGGAGCAGTTGGAAGAAAAAGCAAGACTTGACGAACAAGAAGAGGAAGAAGATCGAAAAAGACGACAGCGAGAAAACGCAGTACAGAATGCTTTAGAAACTTTATTAGGTGACGGCAGTAATCCAGGTTTAATTGACCCCGTAGCAGAAGCACTGGCTTTAGCACTAACAGCAAGAATTCTCCCAACTTCATATTATTCAGATATCGAAGGTGGAGAATACTTAGAAAAAATAGTCCTGAATGGCGGAGTTGTACAGGACAATAGAAAAGCTCGAAGAAGTAGCCTCGCCCAACAATTTCTTCACCAGCAGATGGTTGACTCTCAGTATGAGAAAAGCCAACAGGAGACTAAATGATGGATTTTAAATTAGTAATACCCTTAGCAAGTTCTTTGCTAGCAACAGGGGCTTTCGGAAGTACCGAAATTATCGGTAGTGTTGATTCCAAGTGCATTATTGTGTCAGAAACGCCTGGAGTATATGGTAACCCGAATCCCTACCAACTTACCACCGCACCCTCTTCTGGTGGAGTAAAACCAATTATTCGATATGATGTACTCGTTGCAGACTACTACAAAGCTGTAATTGATCATCCCGAAGAATTTACTTCATCCCCTACGCTTGACGATGTAGTTACCTGGACTGGAGATGTAACAGTTTCGGAAGTATCAGACACTAATATGTCAGATTACGACACTAATAAAGTTGAGTATAATAACTCACACGAATATGAACTAACTGTTTCTGGAAGTACTTGGTTTACGGTATCTTCTACTGCAGATTATGGTTCTACAAAATCTTTTCCTGCTGGGCAGTATACTGCTGTAGTGGAGGCTGAGTGTATTCCGCTCTAAAAAGATTTTTGTTGTTTTTCCTGTTGGTAGCAAGTGGGCCAGCAATGGCCCATGAGCTTATACCAACGTACCCAAAACTAGAACAATCTTACGTTCCAAACGTATACCAAACAAAAGTAAAAATGTGGAATGGACGTATAGATGTTGAGTATTACAAAGTAGAGGTAACTGATTCAGAATGGAACCCAGTGCCTTTTATAACTAACGAACAAATATTTAGATTAGAATACATGGAAAGACGGGATATTGAAATTTTCGTTCCAAGCAGCAGCAAAGTTACTTATATATGCACTCGATCAATGCTTGAAAAAGGTAATCCGCAAAAAAGTGTAATATCGTCAAAGGTTTGTTCAAAAATTAAGTGAGGCTTCCGTGAAAGGGAGAAAAATTTATATCGGAACAGGAGTTTTTTTCTGGATATTACTTTTAGTACTGTTTAATATTCCAAAAGCTCACGGAGATTCTGTAAACTTACAGATGCCACAAGCTCCTCAGAGTTATCAGTCAGATAGGTTTCGTCATGGAGACATGGACTGTTCAAATGCGATCGGAGCTTCTACAAATCTTGAGTTCGGCGTACTAGGATTAGTAGATAAAGCCGAATACAATGTAGTATCTCCTGATTATAATAGAGGAGATACGAGAGATGTAGGCGTTTACGCCAGAATTATAATTCCTTTAGATAAGCCAAAGGAACGTATAAATTGTAACACTCTGTACAAACTAGCTCTTGAAAGAGAAAGGTTAGAAGTACAAAGACTGAAAGCAGAGGTACAAAATCTTCGCTCGCTTCAGTTTGAGAACGGGGAATAATGGCTGAGTTTGAATTTGCTGGAATGACTTTCCGAGGCGGAAAGATGATGATTGTACTCACTGCTCTTTCAAGTCTTGGTGGAGCGTCGTGGGCAGCATTTGAATTTTATAAAGACTACATGGACATGAAGGAAATTGTAGCAAATATTGATGTAGATGCAATCGCAGCAAGAAATGCCGTAATTGAAACTAAACTTGATGAAGCCATTGATTATTCACGAAGTATCAAAAATGATTTACGGGATGACTTTAATCGGATGGAAAAGAATGTTGATCGTGTTGAAGACATGGCTCGAGAGTCCGATGCATCAGTCAAAGACATGATCGATAAGGCTACAGAACGATTCGACGCAAAGCGCGATAGTCTGGCAAGCGACAACAGGGTCGCAATGGAAGCACTTGAGGAGCGGCTGAATAAAAAGATTCAAACCGTACTTGATAATCCTCTCGCTAACTAGGAGATATTAATGGCTCATGAAAAGAACGGTAAATGGTGGGGGCTTCACCCTGAAAAAGGTTTAAAACATTTTTCTTCTGAAAAAGAGGCTCAAGCCTGGGAAGAAGGAGAAGTTTTACAGCGTTCAAACTGGTACGGAGAAGCCGATAAGGAAGAGTGCGAAGACTGCGAATGCGATCCTTGCGAATGTGAGGATGAATAATGGCTGCGCGTAAGCGTAGGTCCGTTAAAAAGAAGCCTGTTCCTACGAATAAAAAACTTTATTCGAGAGTAAAGGCTGAAGCAAAAAGGCGTTTCAAAGTTTATCCATCTGCATATGCCAATGGATGGTTGGTAAAAACTTATAAAGCGCGAGGCGGTAAATACCGCATGGGGAGTAAATAATGCCAAGAGGTAAAGGAACTTACGGAAGCAAAAGAGGTCGTCCCGCTAAGAAGGGCAAAGGCAAAGGCAAAAAGAAGTCTATGGGAGGCTTAACTGCTGCTCAGAAGAAGTTGCCGCCTGCACTTCAAAAAGCAATCATGAAAAAGCGTCGTAAAAAGGGCTGAGGGAGAAAGTAATGGCTAAGCCTCGTGGAGGTTTAACAAAATGGTTCGGAGAGAACTGGGTTGACATTTCTCGTCCCAAAAAAGGCGGTGGTTTTGAGAAGTGTGGCAGAGATAAAGCAGGCAAGAAAAAATATCCAAAATGCTTACCTGCGAGTAAGGCTGCCACACTTACTCCCGCTCAAAGAAAGTCTGCAATAAGAAGAAAAAGAGCAGCAGGCAATCCTGGAGGCAAACCTACTAATGTAAGTACTTTTGTCAAGAGGAAAAAAAGACGAGGTAAAAAGTAATGGCTGGGATAAGTATAGCCAAAGTTCCTGGCATAACTCGACAAGTGGCAAGGAGAAAGAAAAAGCGGAGAAATCGACGTGCCCGTAAGAAAAGTTAAAGGGGGCTATAAATGGGGTAAGTCTGGAAAGACTTATCGAAAAAAGAAAGACGCTCTAAAACAAGCTCAAGCTATCTATGCAAGTGGATACAAAGGAAAGAAGCGTGGCAAAAAGAAAAAGCGCTAGAAAAAAGCATCCTGCAGTAAAACGAGCGGGCGTATCTGGTTTTAACAAACCCAAACGTACTCCAGGGCATCCAAAAAAGTCACATATTGTTGTAGCAAAAGTTGGCGAAAAAGTTAAGACCATTCGATTTGGACAGCAAGGTGCGAAGACTGCGGGTAAGCCGAAGAAAGGCGAAAGCGAAGCAATGAAAAAGAAACGTGCTAGCTTCAAGGCTCGTCATGCAAAGAATATTGCCAAAGGCAAAATGTCAGCAGCATACTGGGCGGATAAGGTAAAGTGGTAATGTTTGAAAAAGAAGTAAGAGAGTTAAATTCGACATGGGCATATAAATATGACCTAGATCAGTTTGCCTCAAAAGACCACTGGAGAATCATGAAGGAACATCCGCATGTAGGTGATTGTGAAGACTATGCTCTTACGTTATTGTGGTTAATTTGTGATAAATCCATGTTAAAGTTCTGGTGGAAGCTATTTACTTTCCAGGCTCAGATTCGTAGAGTAATTACAAAAAATAATGTTGGTCACGCTGTTCTTCGATATGGAGATGCATGGGCAGATAACTGGACACGAAAGTTTGTAAATTGGGAAGAAATGGAAGCTCTAGGACACAAGAAAGACGGGCTACATTATTGGCCTCTAACTGTAGCAATAAAGTTGTTAATTGCAAAGTTTTCAAAAAAGAAAAAGTAAGGACCACATATGGAAACGTTAGTTGATTTAGCTTTAAGCTTTTGGCAATGGACTGTTTTTATAGTTCTCGTATTGGTAGGTTTCGTCTTTAGTAAGTTTGACGGCCAGGGGGAGCACCGTGTAGGTTTTGAGTTTGAAGAAATGCCACATATGAAACCAATTCCGATTCCTACAAAAGACAAAGGTTTTTGGAAAGGAATCTGGCACTGGTTGATGGGCGTTCGTCAGTGGGAAATATGTGACGACTTCAATTTTAGTTTAGGGGGTAAAGAATATGTTATTCCTGCAGGTTTTCAGTTTGATGGAGCATCAGTGCCAAAGTTTTTGGCAATGTGGCTTTCTCCGACTGGAGTATTGTTGATGGGCGGTCTTGTCCACGACTATGCTTATAAGTATGCTACTCTGATGCAGAGGGACGGTAATAATATCGGCCACATGACTCAGAGCGAGGCAGACAAGCTGTTTCGTGACATTTGTATCGAAGTGAATGGTTTTAAATTCTTGAATTACCTCGCATACTGGGCTCTTGCAGCCGCAGGTTTTGTAGCTTGGAACGGACATAAAAAGAGAGGAACTCATGTGGTCTAGAATTTTCAAAGAAAGAACTAGTTGGGATGGCTTCGTAATTTTAGGTGTTTGTGGAGCTGTAATACTTTTTGGAGGTCTTGCTGAAATGGCAGCCTGGGGCGGAGTGGTCTACGCACTGTGGACTATCCTCAAGGAAGAAGAATGAGCGAAGAAAATACAGGGTATCATCCCGCAGATTCAAATGGTGACGGAGTAGTTACTCCAGAAGAACATGCAATGTACATTGAGTTTAAAAGAAAAGAACTCGAAGACAAAGACGCTCAGCGTGACGCTATTCGAAAGATGGCCTGGTTTTCTTTGTTTGGTCTTTTACTTTATCCTTTTGGCATTTTTTGTACTTCTTTATTCGGGCTGGAAAAAGCAGCGGACTTGATTGCAGATATAGCACCAACTTATTTTGCATCAATCGCTGTACTTGTTTCAGCATTTTTTGCAGCAGATGCAGTAGGGAATAAAAAATGACACATCTAAATCTTAGTAAAGATACTAAAGATATACTGGCATTTATTGAAGAATACAAGAAGAGTGTTCGGAATAAACCAAAAGAAAATGATGAAAATTTGACAGACTTTGAAGCCTGTCGCCTTTATAGCAAAACGAGATCAATGGAACAAGAATAATGGCCATAGAGATTAGCCGTCAAGATATACTTGCAGATTATTTGTTTGATTATCCAATGGATAATAAGTTTCTGAAACTGCCTGTATCAGACTATATGGAGTTACTTGGTGTTACACCGCTTCCTTCGCAGGTAGCAATTATTAACGCCATCAATAATCCCAAATATAGGTTTGTATGTGCAGCAGTATCACGGAGACAAGGAAAAACTTATATAGCAAATATTATCGGGCAGCTAGTCTCTTTGGTCCCTTCTTCCAACATTCTCATTATGTCCCCCAACTACTCTCTTTCGCAAATATCTTTCGATCTACAAAGAAATCTCATCAAACACTTCGATTTGGAAGTAGTGAGAGATAATGCAAAAGATAAGGTCATTGAGCTATCTAATGGTTCAACGGTTCGTATGGGCTCAGTAAATCAGGTAGACTCTTGCGTAGGTAGATCCTACGATTTAATTATCTTTGATGAAGCGGCGCTCGCTGACGGAAAGGATGCTTTCAATGTAGCGCTTCGTCCGACTCTTGACAAAGATAATTCAAAAGCAATATTTATATCAACACCTCGCGGCCGTAACAACTGGTTCGCCGAGTTCTTTGACAGAGGATTTTTAGATGATTTTCCCGAATGGTGCTCTATTAAAGCAACTTTCAGAGACAACCCAAGAGTTTCGGAAACAGACATTGAGGAAGCTAGAAAGTCAATGTCCGAAGCTGAGTTTAGACAAGAATACGAAGCAGATTTTAATACATACGAAGGACAAATATGGAACTTTAATTTCCAAGACTGTACTTTCAACCGTGATGGAATGGAGACTCACAAAATGGATATTTTTGCTGGTCTGGATGTCGGTTACAGAGACCCAACAGCATTTTGTGTTATTGGCTACGATTGGGACGAAGAAAAGTACTACTTACTAGACGAGTATCTTGATGCAGAAAAAACAACAGAACAACACGCTACTGAAATCAAAGCGCTTATGGATAAGTGGGATATTGATTTTATCTATATTGATTCTGCTGCTCAGCAAACTCGATTTGACTTTGCACAAAATTATGACATCACCACTGTCAACGCTAAAAAATCCGTACTTGATGGAATTGCACATGTTGCAGGAATCGTAGAAAACGATAAGCTAATGGTGGACCAGACTTGTAAAGAAACTCTCAGTTCACTAGACCAGTATCAATGGGATGCAAATCCAAACCTTGCAAGAGAAAAGCCCAAGCATAATCGAGCATCGCACATGGCGGATGCTTTACGATATGCACTTTATTCTTTTGAAATAAGCAGCAGCGGGTTTTAATGATACCATTTAAAAAATAGTTCTTGACTCGCAACCTCAAATTAGTTATACTTTCGGTAATATAAAAATGGATCTTAAAAGAGACATCGTAAAATATATAAGAGATAAAGCAAAAAATAAATATGAAAAAGGCACTGAGTGCTATATTTGCGGATCTACAGAGCAACTTGATTTTCACCATTTTTATACGCTCAGTCCGCTAGTTCATAATTATGTTAAGAAGAAAAAACTTCTTCCAGAAAATATTTTATCGTTTCGAGAAGACTTTATAGAGGAACACTGGGCCGAGCTATACGAACATACAGTCACTCTATGTCATGCGCATCATTTGCAGCTACACAAAGTATACGGAAGAAATCCTAGTCTAGCAACCGCAAAAAAGCAGGAAAATTGGGTAGAAATTCAAAGAGAAAAACATGGCATGGTATGATAGACTAATCGGGCGAAAAGCTCCAGAAGACGCAGAAGAAAAACTTAATCCTGCGCAGCCTTATTTTGATCATAAAACCACTTCCTCTCGAGAATTTACTTTTCGATACGAACGCGCATACGAAGACTTAGAAATTGTAAATCGTGGCGTAAACCTCATTGTTGATGATGCTGCCGAGATTCCTACAACTGTAGGCGGACAGATTCAATCTTTTAACAATATTGTAAAGGGCATAAAACGAGCAAAAGTAAACCTTCTTTTAAATAAGGAACCTAATCCTTTTCAGGATATTAATACGTTTAAGCGTAATTTAATTACTGACTTTTTGCTAGACGGAAACATATTTATTTACTTTGACGGAGTACATTTATATCACCTTCCATCTAGCAAAATGGTAATTCACGCAAGCGATAGTACTTATGTTGAAAAGTATACTTTCAACGAAAGAATTAATTATAAGCCTAGTGAAATTATTCATGTAAAGGAAAATTCTTTTTACTCCATTTATCGAGGAGTATCTCGATTAAAGCCTGCACTTCGTACAATGATTCTTATGCAACGAATGCGGGATTTTCAAGATAACTTTTTTCGAAATGGAGCAGTTCCAGGATTGGTACTTAAAAGTCCAAACACTCTTTCCGAAAAAATTAAAGAAAGAATGCTACAATCTTGGATGGCTCGCTACAAGCCCGATGCAGGGGGCAGGCGACCACTAATACTAGATGGCGGTATTGAAATAGACTCAGTTGCAAATGTAAACTTTAAAGAGTTAGATTTTCAGAGTGCAATAACAGAAAATGAAAAAATTATTTTAAAAGCACTCGGTATACCACCAATTATGTTAGATTCACGGAATAATGCAAACATTAGA